ACGATTTGCTCTGCTGGCTCGTTGCACTCTACATAGCTAGAGGTCGGTACAGTATTTTGACTTATTTCTGAAGAGGTCGGGCCGCTATTGGAAAATGGGTTACAGGATACTAGCGCGCCCGCAAATAACACTTTAACAATGTTCGCGCATGTATTCATATTTAACTCCCCATATGATCTAACTAGGGAAGAAAAAGTTAAATTTCTTCTTTGTTGTGAATTTCTAGGACTATTTTTTATACTTTTTGGGTGTATATTTTACATCAAAAATCAATTATTTTGCCGCACAAACCTTCAAAGGATAGTTTTCTCATCATAGAAAATTTTACGTTTTTTTTATAGCGGAAGGCCGTAAACGACATCTCCGGTCTTGACGTTGTTGTCGTTGAACCAATTTTTGTTCGCTTCTATGACGTACTTGGCATTTCCTTGAGATTTGATTCCTGACAGATCGTAAGGTCTCATGTGTTCGATGTTAAGTATTTTTTTATGCTCATCAAGGTACGCTATAGAGAGTGGTAGGCTGGTGTTCTTCATCCAAAATGAACGAGGGGCAGATTCAGAAAATATAAACAACATGCCGGTATTCTTCTCTAATGATTCACGAAACATGAGGCCCTGCTTGATCTTTTCATCGCTTGTTGCAACCTCTACTTTGAGCTGACTGTCTCCTATGGTCAGAGTTATCATTTCGCCCTCGTTTATAAACCTTCGCCAATTTTCAAGCAGAACCTTCATCTTCTACTCCTATGCCAGAACGTTGCTGCCAGTCTGCTGAAACGGAGTTCTCCTCAATCGGTCCGCCGGCGGCCCACGTATAGCACGACCGGGCTGAGTGGCATTTAAAGTTATGCATCCAGCAATAGCCTAGTTGACCCTCCTCGTCGGAGGTCTCTCCGGGCATGCATTCCTGCATTCGTGGAGAAATATCAAACGCGGTACAATTTCCACACCGTGACTGTTTCGCAACTTCCGGATCGGTGTTCCAAAACTTTGAAATCCGAACCCAGTAACTTTCGTCGGCCAAGTTCATCGGTCCATATTGAATGTGCTCCGCTTGAATAGCAGAATTTCTATTTTTAGTATTCAGTTCTAAATCTTGTGTTGCGGGTGGGCACACAAGATTCTTCACTTCTTTTAAAAATCGGCGCCAATTCTCATGTATCTTGCTCATTTTTAACAATCCCACTTCCTTAGGGATTTGTTAATCCTGCTGTCTGGGTCTCTCGCCGTCTTAGCACTAGTATTTTTCTTTTTCATGCCCTTCATTCTAGCACAGAAAGACTTCCTTCTTTTGTTGCCCTTTTTCTTTGTTGGTGCTTTTAAGTCGCTTCCGGGGTTTTCTCTTTCGTAAGATTCTCGACCTTTTTTGTTCAAGCCCCCCTCTTTGTTTTTGCCAGCCTTTCTTTGCCAAGCAGGGCTTTTCTTTTTCTTTTCAAGAATAGCCGCAAACTCCTCTATAATAATTTGACTAATTATAGACTCCTCGATATCTAAAGTTTTTGGATATCCCTTCTCACCCTTTCTCGCCGGCCGTTCTCCTCTTTTTCTTTTCGCGTGTATGTTATCCCAGAGCCCCCGCTTGTCCCCTTCTTCCATTTTTACGCACTTGTCCTTACCATCCTCGGTGCCGGCGTGTCGATAGCCGCTCCAACAGGCCTTTCCATCAGAGCCTTGCTCTTTGCCTTCTTTGTTTTTAGCTTCGGCGCGTATGCCGTATGTTATACAAGGATCTTGCCCACATCCACAGTTCTTTTTGCCTTCGTTTTTCCTTTCTTTAGGAGGATCTTCAGTTTGATCCAATATCTTATCAATTCTGTCAGCTTGACCTTGGTGCATACCAGAGGCAGCACTCAATTCGTCACTAATCTTATCTAACTCCTTTTCATGCTTCTTGCTATGCGTCTCTGCCACATACTGGCGCCAGTTTTCCATTAGTAATTTATGATTCATCTTCTATCTCCATATCTTCAAAAGGATCTTCCGGATCCTCATCGGTGTGTTCGTTTGGTGCTGGCGTCACAGAAAAGCCTAATTCGGCCAGTTGTTCAAAGGTATTTGCTAAATCTTCTGCACTGTGGTGGATGGCTATGCCGCCGTGCTCACCCCAAGGCTTAATGTTGGTTTTAAAATCATCGATAAGGACGTTTTTGTTGTCCCCTGTTGTGGCCCAGTTGAATTTGTCGTGGGACATAAAAATTTCTTTGGGCGCAGGTTTTAAGTTTTTGTTAATCCATTGACGCTTTCCTTCCTCAGAGCCCTTGCCCATGGGCGCAGTTAATATGTTGGGGTTGTATTTTTTAATAGCATCCCACAATTGGCGCCCTCCCGGCATCCAAGGCAGGTTGGCCCAAAAGTCAGTATCATCATGGAATGCCGCATACATATACTTAATAGCCATCGAGCGTGTTTTGGATGTCTCGTTTGTAAACTTTAATATATGAGTGTCCTCAATGCGCTCTATTCCCTCTTCCTTCATCGCGCGACGCAATTTGCCAAGTAAAGAAAATTTGCCATTTTCTTGATTTTCAAGCCTAGCGTTGCTGACATCTTCATTAACTTGTTTGACCACTCCGGCGACGAAATCCACCAAAACACCATCCATATCGCAGTATATCTGGTGCGGGCCCTGTTTAGCCTCTATTAGAAACCTTCGCCAATTTTCAAATAGCAGCTTCATTAGCCTTTTGCCCTCGATAGATGTTTGATTCTTTTAACCTTAAAGCTTCCTACACCTGGGATCTTCCGAAGGCCGGGTGTCAGTGTCTTCTTTATATAGTTTCTTGGGGGTATATTGTTATTTTGCTCAAACTTTAAAAGCAGGGTTGAGATAAAGTAGTTTGGAGACTCCTTGCTAGATCCGGGCACGACGCCAACAATTGTCACACCGGGGATAC